CGACCCTCTGGCACCAAAGCGACCTGACGCACCAGCTCATCGCCAGCGACTCGTGGGCGACGGCGTGGTACGAGATCACGCCTGAGATGGGCAGCTACTGCAAGTTGCCCGACGGCACGGAGCGCAAGAGCGACGAGCCGCTGTGGGGCGTCGACGAGAACTGCCCGATCCATGGTGGTCGCCACATCGCGGCTGGCATCGCAGAGCGCAGGGCCGGTGGGGACGGAAGGGCGGTCGGGGCGGCGGTGTGCCGGTGCGGCCCGTGGTCCGGTGCAGCGCTCAGGCGTCGGCGCAAGGAGCTTGGCCCACGCAAGTTCGCCCGTGGGTTTTCGAACAGGCCTCTTGGCGATGACGAGGCACGGATCAACCCGCTGTGGATTCAGTACTACGAGGACACTCCTGCGAGAGACCTTGTTCGGGTCGCGGCGTTTGATCTGGCGACCGCGAAGGGCGTGCGGAACGACTGGACGGCTCGCGTGGTTCTGGCCATCGATCTCGAGCGCGGGAAGATCTACGTTGAGGACGCCAGGCACTACAAGTACACCTTCCCGGAGAAGGCGCGTCTGCTGAAGGAGACAAACGCGGCCTTCCACCCGGAGTTCATGGTGGTCGAGCTCGCTGCCGGCGGCCGAGAGTTGATGGAGTTCATGCACGAGAATTCCGTGCTGCCCATCCGGGGGATCAAGCCGCGGGGATCGAAGGGCGACCGGCTGGACCGCATCAGCCCGTACATCGAATCGGGCATCGTCCGGTTCAACCCGAGCCTCGATCCTCATGCCGGCGTGGTCGGGCCGGACTACGGCGACCTGGTGGGAGAGCTCTGTTCGTTCCCGGTCGGGGAGTACGACGACCTGATGGACGCCCTGGTCCACGCGCTGCGATTCGTGACCGTGGTCTACCCCCAGCTCATCGAGGCCCATGCGCCGGAGCAGGCGGAAGCCCAGCGCCCCTCGAGCCGCGTGCTTGTCTTCTGAGCCAGTTCGGGACCCTGGGGGCCATGGGAACCCAAAGAGGCCGTCACGGGGCCGGAGGCTGCGCGAGAGCGGGTCCACAGGCCAAGGCTCGGCCAGCGCCCCGGGGCCGACCTGATCGGCGATGACAATGGCAACGTATTGACCGATACAATCCACGGACTGCCGAGCACAGGAAAAGCCAAAGATATCGGGCAGTGCGAGAAAAAAAGATCTGCGTTGAAAAAAGACGGTTGCAATAAATATTGGCTGAGATATAACAGGGTCATGGACGCCGCACGAAACACCAACCGCACCGCGAAGGGAGCCGCCATGACCACGAAGACCAGCCGGACCGCCAAGGCCGCCTACACCGCCCGCCGGACCGAGATCGCCACCATGATCGCCCAGCTGCAGGACGCCCTGAAGGCCGACGACGAGCGCCTGGCCGGGCGCGAGCCGAATTGGGCGGACGCCGGGGACATGGCCGAGATCGCCCGCAACCTCGAGGCCGCGGTTCGGTTCGCGACCGGCGCCGAGGATTAACAACCAACCGCCCGGGGCCCAGCCCCGGGCGCACCACAAAGGAGATCAGCATGGAATACACCAAGATTGTCATCATTGAGCACCGCAACACGATCCTCGACGGGATGGAGATGGATGGCAGCGACCCGGACAAGTTGGTCTCGGCCTATGAGTGGGAGTTCCAGGACCGAGCGGAGAACCGCTGGCCGGACACCGATATCGAGGTGTCAGTGCGGAGGCACGGGCAGGGCGGGATGGAGGTCAGGCTGTACGGTGACGACCCGGACGACCCGGTCTGTATGCGGCAGGGCGGCATGGACTGCTTCCGCATTGAGGAGGACGTCCTCATGGAAATCGAGCGCATGAGCACCGACGCGATGGACGCGGCGTGGTCCTGGGATCTCGACGCCGGCCCCGAGCTCGAGAGCGACACAAACACTCACTGAGTTGGTCGGGCGCCCGGAGTGGCCGCGGTCTGCGCCGGCGTAGCCGGCGAGTGGGACGGAGCCTACCGTGTCGCCCGGTTTGCCCCCCGGCGCGACACCGGCGCCGGGGATACAGCCCGAGAGGGCAGAGGAGAGACCATGACTACCCAGCACCCGACGACCATTATCGTCCGCGCATTCCTGGCCATCCCGTCCTCGGCGATGCCCAGGATCCTCGCGTACTGCGACGACCTCCAGGACTGCGCCTGGGACGTCCTCCGCTGGTACGCGGAGGACGGAGACGCCGGAGTGGCGGCCGGCGAGAGATTCTCGCTCCGCGCCGACCGGGACGGGTGGCGGGAGGGGCGGGAGGTGATCCTGTGATCGTCCGCCAGTGCTGCGTCTGCGGCCTCGAACTTGGCCGCGTCGAGGACGGGGAGCCCGCTGAGCGGGTCTCCCACACCTACTGCCCCCGGTGCCTGGATGCGCTGGAGCGACGCCTGGATGAGCGCCCCGTGAGGCTCGTCCACCTCGCGGAGGCGCGAGTCAGAGGAGACAGATGAGCAAGGAATCTCAAAACCTCAAGACCCTCTACGCCGACGAACGACACCATCGCATCGCCCGGGCGGTCTCGGCCATCCTGGGTGTCTCCATGCGCGAGGCGACGGAGCGCCTGCTGCGCGGGGACCAGGAGGCCGTGGACGCAGCGCGGAAGATCAGCTCCCACCTCGACGAAACCATGCCGTAGTTCTCAACTCGCACGCCAAAACCAAAACCGCAGCCAAAAACCGCCATTGACGCGCGTCGGGCGGTCTGTGATACTTGCGTCGAAGAACCGGGCCGCGTGGGCCCACCGGAGACGCCATGATTTCGCGACCGGGCCTCGAAGACGATGACGGTGGAGGGCGGCGGGGTGTGCGGCGGAAACTCATCGACAGGAGCGCCTGATGCCGGACGGCATGGGAGGCGCCGGAATTGGCGCGGGCGGCGGCGCTGCAGCTGCAACGATCGTCTACGCCCTGGACAGGATTTTCGGGTCCGGCAAGGCGGCGCGAAACCTCGAGGAGCGCATTCGGGAGTTCCGCGAGAACGTCGAGCGAGAGATCAAGGAGATGCGCTCCGTGGTCGAGCGCGCTGCCGGAATCTCGGACAAGCTCTTCGATTGGCACAACATTGCGGACCCGGACGACCCGAGCGGAAAGCTCTGGTATTTTTCTGTCGCCTTGCGTCGAGCCATCGAATCCCTCCAGGCCAAAACGCAGAGGCTGCTCGATCTGCTCGACCAGCTTGTGCGGCGCTTCGACCAATACAACACCACGACCGAGAGACTGATCATCGTCGTCGAGAGCCTGCAGCGCGACGTGAGCGCGCTAGGAATCCTCGTCTCGGGGATGGACAGACGGAGGCCATGATGCCGGACAAAGCACCGAATCGCAACAACAAGAGAACCGCCAAGATCGACAGGTCAAGGCGTTCGAAGGAGTGCAGCGACGACTGCTGTGGCGAGGCGCAATGTCGGTGTGGTGACTGCGATGATTGCGTCGCCGCCAAGGTGAGAGTTCGGTTGCAGCGGCAGGACACTGCGGTTCTCCGCATCGAGAGCAGAGTCCTGAAGCTGCTCGAACTCGCGATCACGACCTGACGGATGGGGTGCCAAGGACTTGAGAGCCTGCTCGACGCAGCGGGTGTGGCGCTGGTCTGTTTTGCGGTCGGGTGGCTGATCTCAGAGGCGATAAAGCACATCGTTGGCGGCGACGATCAGGAGAACGAGCGATGACGAGAGCCCTGGAACCAGACCGCGACGAGGTGCGCGAAAGCGATGCGACTGCAGGTGTCCGAGTTCACGGCCTCGTTCCCTCTGGTCATGCGAAGGAGGCAGAGGGCCAGACAGCATGGGCTGGCGTTGACGTCATCGAGCCGCTCTACCCGCCGGACGCTTTGCTGTACCTCTACAACATCAGCGACACGCTTCGGCAGTGCGTCGATGCGATGTCGACGAACATCGACAGCCATGGGCACTTCTTCGAGCCGGTCATCGACTTCTCTTCGGAGGATATCCGCGAGCAGGTCGAGGCCGCACTGATGGCAGACGGGAGCGCCGAGGTTGACGAGGAGGAGATCGACGAGAAGATCGCGAAGTGGCGCCGCATGGCGAAGATCGAGCGCATCAGGCTCAAGAGCTACTTCGAGGGTGTTTGCTTTGAGAGTTCCTTCGTCGGCCTTCGGCGGGCGACAACCACGGACAAGGAGTCGATAGGCTGGGGAGCCTGGGAGGTCATCCGGAACGACAAGGGTGTACCTGTGCGTTTCAAGCACGTTCCAGCGCACACCATCCGGATGACGAACAGGAAGGACATGGTCATCGTCGAGGAGTACATCCCGACTGGGATCCTCGAATCCAAAAGGGTGAAGGTCGCGCAGAAGCTGCGCATGTTCGTGCAGCTTGAGGGAAATGGGAACGGGTACACCTACTTCAAGGTGCTTGGCGACCCGAGGAAAATCGGGACGGACGGAATCGACTACACCGACGGCACGGAGATGCCAGATGGGGTTGAGGCTGCCACCGAGCTTTTGCTGTTCCAGACCTACTTCCCGGGCTCGCCATACGGCGTGGTTCGGTGGGCGGGGCAAATCCCCCAGATCAAGGGATCTCGCGAGGCGCACGACAACACGCTCGACTACCTGGAGAACAGCGCCATCCCGCGCGGCATGCTGCTCGTCGCCGACGGCCGCATGAACAGCGAGAGTGTCACGAAGCTCGAGAGCTTCTTCAAGACCCTCCGTGGAGAGGCCGAGAACCGGATGGTCGTGGTCGAGGCGGAGACCCCTCGAGACAAGGCGCTTGAGCAGAACGGCCGCGTGCAGGTGCAGTGGGTGTCGTTCAGGAACGAGCAGCGCGAGGACGCGACGTTCTCTGCCTACGTGAGTGCGAACGCACACGGCGTCGGGTCGTCGTTTCGCATCCCGCCGATAATCCGAGGAGACACCAAGGATTTCAATCGCGCGACCGCCGTCGCGGCGATCGAGTACGCCGAAGAGCAGGTGTTCACCCCGGAGCGCGAGGCATTCGACTGGGTCGTGAACCGGAAAATCCTACCTGTGCTGGGTGTTCGTTTTTGGAAGTTCCGGAGCCGCGGGCCGCGGAAGTCGGACCCGGAGGCAATGTCCAAGATCGCCGAGTCGTTCCTCAAACACGGCGTGGTCATGCCGGCCGAGATGCGGTCCTTCGCCGAGCTGACCCTGGGGATCGACCTGACCAACGAGGCGGCGGACTTCCAGCGCATCCCGCTGCCGGCTTGGCTGGCTGGCTTCCAGCCGCCTCCTGTGCGCTCTGCCGGGGAGCCGGCGCCCACCATTCCTTCGGCTGCTCCGGCGCAGCCACAGGGGCAGCCTGGCCCGGACACGGGGCCGGATGAGCCGCAGGACGAGGAGGCCATCGCCAGAAAGATCCTCTCCCTGAAGGCGATGTTGCAGCGGGCCCAGGCCGGGCGCGAGGCAGCCCGGACCCTCCAGGCCATCAGTTCCGACGCCTGATGTGCGACCTCGCCGAACACATCGCCCCGCTGGAGCTCCCGGCTGAAGGCGTGTATCTCCTGGAGACCGGCCGGCTGTCATTCGTCGGGGAGGATGTTTCTCTGCTGTCGTCGGCGCTTCGCTGTTCGATGCCTGCGCGCGGGTACATGCTCATCCAGAAGACCGCAGGGCGCTGGTCGGCGAAGCGCACTGCGGCCGACACGCTGCTCGAGGCTCGAGTCGAAGCGTCTGCGGCCGGGATGCATTCCACGGGCGCGGTCGTGCTCGGCGAGGTCGCCCGGATGGGCGGGGACCCACTTGCCCCGGTGTACCTCGTTGCCGCGGTGTCCGTGTTTGAGCCTATCACGAAGGGGGACCTTCTTCGGCAGGCCATCGACTCTGTTGACGACGTCATCTCCAGCCTGAGCGTTCTGCGCCCGGTCGAGAAGGCATCGAAGAAGGACCCGTTCTCCAAGGTCGGGTTCGACGCGCATGCTGCGGCGCTGGCGAAGGCGCTTGAGCAGAGCTTTGGTGACCTTCCGAGGCAGGCCATCATCGACGTCGTGAACGGGACGACGATCGACTTCGCGGCAGCGACTGAGGCGCAGGTTGTGGATTTCGCCCACAGGATGAACGCGGCGATGGTCAAGGCGGTAGGCGTTCCGCAGTGGGCGAGCGTTGAGAACGCCTTCGAGACCCATACGCGGAAAGTCTCGAAGGGCGCGGTCACCACGGTGATCGACAAGTACAAGCTGGGCGTGTCGTCCAGCCTGTCGCTCAAGGACCAGCAGGCGATCAAGCGCTCCGCGGTCGCGAACACGACGTTTGTGCGCAAGAGCTACCAGGGAGACATCTGTCCGCGGACATCGGAACAGGCGAGAGGAATCATCCAGTCCGGGATGGAGAACGGGTACGGCAGTAGAGTGATCGGCGCCGAGCTCAAGAGCAAGCTCGGCAGCTATGTCACGGACCAGAATCGGGACTACTTCAACGTCGTCTCGGACGCGGCAGTGGGTCGGGCAAGGGAGTACTCGGCGCTCCGGAAGTACTCCGAGTCCGGCGTTAGCGTGGTGATCATTTCCAGTGTGCTCGATGAACGCACGACAGAGAGCTGCCGTTTTCTCGATGGCAAGATACTCGAGGTCGAGCACTGCCTGCAGAAGTACGACGAGATGGAGAAGGCAAAAGACCCTGGCGAGGTCAAGTGGCGCATGCCGTGGTTTCGCGAGAAGACCATCCAGGAAGGCAAGGACGCGGGTAAGCGCGGCATCTTCATGATGCAAGAAAAGGGGATGCGCCAGGTCGCGACGGTAGAGAAGGCTGGGTTCGGTTCGTGGGACCGCGGATCGTACAAGGGCATGGGCATGCGCGAGATGGTGGAGATTGGCATCGGCCCCCCTCCGTACCACGGGCACTGCCTGCTCGAAGGTTCGCGCGTCTACACTCAGCGTGGTCTTGTGTGCGTCGAGGACCTCCGAGCCGGCGACAGCGCGCTAACGCACCAAGGTCGGTGGCGGCCGATTGTGAACATCGGGTGGCGGTGGTACGAAGGCGGCATGACGGAGATGTCCTCTGCGCTAGGGACTGTCGTGCTGACAGAC